GAGCGCTTGCTTGTGGCCTTCTAGGGGTTGTGCCTGGCAAGCGCTGAAGACGCGGACGTGTCTGCTCCGATCGGTTTTGCCCTGTGCCGATCGTCGAGCGCGCGTCCGCGTCTTCACCTTCAACCCCTCCCCATATTTCCGCCGTCCACCCGACGGTTGGACGCCGTTGTGAGCAGGTCTCACCCAGGCAATCCCGCGCCGTTCTCGGCGCACCCTTTGACTTCTCCCGCCTTGGCAGGTCCGGACGTGGAGTGTCGCCGCAAGTGCGGAAACCCCTCTTCACCCCATCCCATCCCCTGCTCATAAGGAGCCCATCTTGTCCAATACTTTCCTCACCGCCGAAAACCTTGCCCGCGTCGCCGCCACTCTTGTCGGCCAGGACATGAACCTGTCCACCCACGTCTACCGGGACCTCGAAGCGGACTTTGCCGCTGGCAAGGGCAACACCGTAAAGGTCCGCGTACCGGGCGCCGTCGCCGCTCAGACCCGGAGCATTTACGACACTTCGACCCCGCTGACCTCCGACGAGATCGCCGAGCAGTCGGTCGATATCACGCTGGATACCCATGTGTACGACAATGTGGTCCTCAGCGAGGGCGATCTCGATCTTGAGATCGCCAGCTACACCTCCCAGGTGCTCATGCCCCAGGCGACCGCGATCGTCAAGTACATCGAGAAGGCCGTCGCAACTGCCATGCAGGCGACGCCGGAAACCGCCTCGATCACCTACTCCGCCGCCGAGCCGGCAAAGACCTTCACGAAGATCCGGAAGGCACTTCGCGACAACGGCGTCTCCACCGACGCGAAGCTCGTCGCGGCCGTCGGCTCCGGCGTGTACGGAGATCTGCTGGACGCCGACGCGATCGACGACCAGGGCCGCGTCCGTGGCTTCCTGATCGTCGAGTCCACTCGCCTCGCCTCTGACGAGATCGTCGCGTTCGTGCGCGAGGCATTCGCCCTCGTGGTGCGAGCTCCCCAGGTCCCGCAGGGCGCGGCCTTCGGCGCTTCCGTCAACGAAGGCGGCTTCGCCCTCCGTTACATTCGCTCCTTTGACTCCACCGTCGCCGCTGACCGCTCCCTGGTCTCCAGCTTCGTCGGCGTCCAGAGCATGCCGCTGGCAGTGGACAACGAAGACGGGACGATCACCCTCGTCCCGAACGGCGGCGCCGTCCGAGTGCTGACCGCCTCCTAGTTTCAAGGCTGGAGCCCTTCCTACGGGAGGGGCTCCAGCCCCCTTTTTACCCCCTACGGGTCGCGAGACCTTGGAAAGGCACCCATGCCCCTGATCGAAAAATGCGTCGTCTGCCGCGCGGACTACGAGGCCCGCCGCCTCGGCTCCATGTACTGCGCCCCCGCGTGTAAACATCGGGCCATGCGTCGCCGCCAGGCCCTCGCCCAGGAGCTCGCGGAGTCCCGCGCCGCGCTGACACAGGATCTCTTGACCCGCCAGACCCAGGCGATCGCCGACGGCGCGGACGCGATCGTCCTCTCGGCGCTGGCCCGCGAAGCAGACGCCCTTCTCGGCGGTGACGCGATGACGTTTAGTACCTAGTTCTGGCTTCAATCCTCTTGTTCTCTCTACATAGCTGCCCCTCATGCCCCTTTTGCCCCTTTCCGCTAGATCTAGGGCCCAAACGAGGGGCACTCAAGGGGCATCGAGGGGCACTTTCACCTTTCGAACTCGCCTATTAATAGCTCTTGCAATGCGCCGGAGAGGCTCCGCCTCTTTGACGGCCAGCGGCCGTAGTGCCCTGAAGCCTCCCCGGTTAGCCGTGGCTCGTTCTCAAACCTCCTGGCACCGCCTACAACCCCAAAAGGACCCCCGCCATGACTCGCTCTCTCCTGGACTGGACGGCCGCGCCGTCTGCCCGCCCTTCCCCGCTCCCGCCGCTCGCCTCTATCCGCCGTGGAGCCTTCCCCGTCGGCCTCCTCCCGATCCGCGAGCTCGCCGAGGACCTGGCTCGCCGTGGCCTGACTTACCGCCGTAGCTTCGGCTTCGTCGTCCTCGACGAGCGCATCGACGAGCACGAGGCGGCGCGTATGGCTTCCTCGGTCCTGGCCCAGGCCGCCGAGGAGCTCGCCCCGTCGACCCCCCGCTCGACCCGCCTCTTTGCCGATCTCGGCGCCCTCGACGACGAGACGGACCGCCTCCAGGCCGCCGCCCACGCTGGGCCCGTCAACTACGAAGCCGCTGAGGAGCTCTTCCTGGCGACGTCCATCGGCCCGCGTGCTCTGGCGAAGGGTCTCCGCATGGCCCTGGACGCGCCTAACGCGCTCGCCCTGGACCGTACCGGCTACGCCGACACCTGGAGCGACCACCGCGCGGCCCTGGCCGTCACTGCCCGCGACGTGAAAGCGTCGTCCGGCGCCAGGGCGGCTCTCCTGAAGGCTCTCCGCGCTGCCCTCCCGGCCCCTACGGACCTGGACGCCTTCCCCCTGGAGCACGTCCTGGGGCCGTTCTGGGCGTCCCTGGACGGCGAGGACAAGCTCCTCCGCAGCGTCCTCCCGGCCCTCTACGCCTCCGCTGGGCACCCTGGCAACCTCTCCACCACTGATCTCCGCTCGGCGGCTTCGGCCCGCTGGGGCGAGCCCCGCAAGTTCCAAGGCACCTTCATTTACCGCCCGGCGCGCACGGCCAGCGCGTCCTAGTCCACCCCTACCCTCCAGGAGCTCTACAACATGACTATCCCCCAGATCCACGCCCGCAATATCGCATCTGACGCCGACCCGGCGATCGTCTGGGCCGCCGTCGAGAAGAAGACCTCCCCGGCCTTCATCGACCGCCCTGGCTTCCTCCGGTGCCCGCGTTGTAAGCGTTGCTGGCCGGAGGAGCACTTCAAGGTGAATCACGGCTCGTTCCCACCGTCCGCCCCCCAGGCGCGTTGCCTCGATTGTCGCCGAGGCGTCCAACGGGCGCTCCGCGAGAAGGCAATCCGGACGGGGATTTGCGAGGCTCGCTCCTGCGAAGCACCGATAGTCGAGCGTCATAAGTGCGCGCACCACGCGAAGCTCACCCGCGAGTCCTACGTCCGGCGTGGCGGCGCGCCCGCTCCCCGCCCTGCTGAGCCCGCCGCTAAGTGACCTCCGCTGAACGGGCCGCCGCCCTGGGACTGACTGGGTCGGCGGCCCTCGTTTACATCATTTCTTCCTTGTCGGCGAAGGCCGATCTCACCCTCGAAAGGTCCCGACCATGACTTCACCCCTCCCTCCCCTCGTAAGCTCCCTGGAGAGCCGCCTGGGTCTCCCCGCTGGCGCCCTCCAGGACGAGGACCTGGCCCGCGCCACGGCCGCCCTCGAAGACGCCGCAACCCTTGCCCTGGCGGAAGTCTCCGAGACTCTGGGCGAAGCTTGGAAGCTCGCCGCCCCGGCCGTCGTTTCCTTGGTCGTCCTGAAGGCCGCCCGTCGAGAGTATGAGAACCCTCGCGGGATGAACCAGGAGGCCCTCGGCGAGCACTCCGTCGGGCTGACGGATACGTCCGGCGTATACCTCACCGCCCGAGAGGTTGCCCAGGTTCGCCGAGCGGCCAACGGCCGGACCGGGGGCTTCATCGGCTCCGTCCGGACGCCTTCCGCCTACGCCACCGACACGACCGCCGCTTCCTGGTTCGGTGAGGACTCCTGATGCTCCTGTCCAACCCCGGCGCCCCCGCCGTCTTCCGTCTACGCGCTGGCGTCACCCTGGACTCTGACGGCGATCCCGTCGAGTCCTGGACGACGCCGGAGCGCGCCCTCCTTCGCGGGGCTCAGGCCCAGCCGGTCTCCTCGACTGAGGACGACGGCGCCCGCCGCCTCATCGAAGGCGAGCTCCTCCTGATCGTGCCCGGCGTCGCTGACCTGAACGCCGCCGACCGCGCCGAGGTCGGCGGCAAGCAATGGCGTGTAAACGGCGTCCCCGTCGTCCGGCGCGGAATGGCGTCCAGCGCCTACACGTCGGCGAACCTGACCCGGATCGCCACGTAGCCGCCGAGGCCCGCCCCCCTACCTGGCCGCGGACTCCCCTCCCGGCACCTCTTCTAGGCCCGTAATGGCAGAGCGTCTCGCCGTGAGGCTGACCTGAACCGATTAGCCCTATTTCCGCCCCCTCCCAAACGAAAGGCCCATCATGGACCCCGAAAATCCCACCCCACCGCCGCCCGCCGACCTCGGTGAGGCCGGTTTAGCCCTCTGGAATGAACTTTTCGAGAGCTTTGACTTCGAGAGCCAGGAGGCCGTCCTCCTGGTCGAGGCTTGCCGCGTGAAAGATCGCCTGGACTCGCTCGACGTCGTCGTCCGCACCGAGGGAGTCACGACCACGAGCCCCCAGGGCGTCAAGGCGCACCCGGCGATCGTCGAAGGCCGCCAACAGCAGATCGTCTTCTCTCGCTTGATAGCGTCGCTTCGTCTTCCGGCCGAGGACGACGTCAAGCCCCAGCGCCGAGGCAGGAGCCGTGGCACTTACGGCGCCGGAGATCGCAAGTACGGCGGCCGCAACTAATGGCGGCCCGTAGGCTGAAGGTCCCCGCCCCGGTCGCCGGGTCCGGCGACTTCCATTTCCTCGACGGGCTCGCCTCAATCCCCGTCAACCCCGTCACCCTGGCTTCTTCGGGAGTCCTCCGAGCTATCTTCGACGCGATCTCGGGCGACCCGGACGTCGCCCGCTCGCGTGAGGCGGCGCGCGGGCGCGGCCAGGACGTGATCGACGCTCACGCTGGCGCCGTGGCGCGCCTGGCCCAGCGGACGGCCGAACATTACGCATCCGCCCAGAAGGAGAATGACTAAATGTCCGACACCCCTGCCGAGATCAAAGAGTGCGCCCAGTGCGGGCCCAGGCTCCGGTCACAGTTCCGGACCCGCCCAGGCGGACGCCTGAACAGGCGTTGTCGGCGTTGCACGAAGCTGAACGCCCGGCATGAAGCCTGGCTTACCGCTCGCGCTGACGCGGCCTCGTAACACCCTCTCCCCGCCCACAACAAAAGGCCCTTCTCCCAGCCCAGGCATTACGCCCTGGGCCGCGAGAGGGGCCTTTTTGCATTTGTCAGCCGTTGTTCAGGAATAGGACCGCTGTCGGGATAAGATCCGCCTATTGGCTATCCATTCCTTGGGGGAAATCATCAAGAAGCTACTCGCGCCGCTGGCGCTGTCCGCGCTATTTCTAACCGCTTGCGGAGGGGCCGCCGCCACACCGGCGACAAAGAGCACAAGCGCCGCGCCGACCGTCGACAAATACGCCCAGACCTGGACGAAGACCTACTCAAAGACCACCTGCTCGGACTGGCTGAAGACCATGACACCCGCCCAGCAATTCGCGGCCGCCGCCGACATACTTACCAGCGGCCGAAACAAGGTCGACAAAGGCACCGGGATGCCGTCGGATTCCCTAATCAAGGACTTCCAGGCGGCGACTACTGACTATTGCACCATCCCGAGTATGACGCTAACGGACGCGACCTACGCCGTTTACATGGACGGCAAGAAGTACCGGCCATAGTGGTCTTACCGGTCCAGAGTGTCCCAGCAAAGCCCTATGGTTTTACTTATGAATGATCCCGTTTATGCCTTGCTTTGGCCTCGCGCCCTATTCGAGTGGGAAGCCAGGCGCATTCTGGAACTCCCCTCGGAGGACAGCGAATGGGTCAGTAAGGTCAGCCACCTGCTCCTTGAGGCCTACGAGGACGAGTCGGTGGCATCGACGTTTCTAGATGCCCTGCCCGCGGCTGACGTATTCCTGAGGCAGGCTGGTGTGCCTCAGTCCGATGCTTTGGCTCGCGTCTGGCTCACTGAATTGCTCAACGACGAGTCGCGGCTTAGGCCGTACAAGGCGCCTGTTTACTGGGCTGAGCGGAACGGAGCCGCCAATTCCTTAGCGCAGGATCAACCATACGAGACCTTCGCCCAAGACTTCTTCGAACTAATAGAGACGTTGCAGGAGACGGGCTACTTTCCAAAGGTCCTTCCAAAAGACTGCGTCGACGACCCCTTGGACCTAGACGAGGTCCGAAAGACCATCCGCCGCGCCACGAAGCTGGATGTTCCGTGGCCCATCAGCGGCGAAGAGATACTCGCACTTCCGGACGACACGGTGTACTCACTGGTCGAGTATTTTCACGACCAGGCCCAGCGTCCGCGATCAGCCACGCACCACAGCTACGGACAGTGTGGTCTGCACTATCAGAATGGGAACAGCCAGTCGGGCCAGACCGTCTATCGCTGGCGTGTAAACACACTACTGGAGATGCACCGCGTGCCGCTCCGCCTAGGCGCGTCCGGCGAAGAACTAGGGCGCCTCGTTCGCGTTTTCGGTTCACCGCTCAATGACTTGGCCACGCAACAAATCGCTCAGCGGGCGGACGACCCCGAGGACGAAGTGGCCCATGCTATTCGGATGTACCGCGCCAGAAGCGCCACGATCGTGGACAAGCGTGCCGCGATAGCACTGCTCTACGGCGAACTGGAACCAAAACGAACCTCTATGAAGAAGAAGGTTTCTTCCGCCGACGAGAGTGACCTTTTCAGAATCGCCAACCAATTCACCATCCGCCACCGCGATAAGTCCCAGAAGTCAGACTTCGGCGAGGAGTTCCTCGACTGGACCTTCTGGACTTGTCTAGCCACCGCGAATCTCATGGACGAAATTGCCGCCCGCAATGTTGCGGCAAACTCCGACTATCCGACAGAGAGCTGGGTCTATCCGGCAGAAGGCTGGAAATCGGGCGTCTGAGCCGTTTCATGTGTCATCTAGTGGACAACGGCTGGCCGATGTCCGCCTCGACCTCGACGATGTAG